GTCAAGCGATAGTGCACCTTCCGCGGTAAGGAAAAGATCTTCGCTGGGGCACAGTGCGCGCAGCAAGCTAGTCTTCTTTGCGCCTTGTGCGCCCTCTAGCACAGCCACTTGGTCCGCCTGGCAACCTGGGCTAAGCGTCCGGCGGGCCGCAGCTATCAGCGTAGCGCGCGCCACCTGACGCGTGTAGGAATCGTCAGGGGCCCCAGCGTATGTGTGCAGCCACGTAGAGAGACGGGGGACGCCGTCCCAGGGCGGCAAGCGCGCGAAGTACACCTGCACGGGGTCAAAGGTGGGCAAGGCTTTCTTGACGCCTTCTAGGGCGGCATCTACCTGTGCCGAGCTCACGGGGGACCCAATGACGTTGCTGGCCCACTCCATCGCGCCGCCGGAGTCTGTAGCAGACCACTCGGCCTCTTTCCCTCGTGTCCACGGCACCCCGGCGGCGCAAATGAAATCACTTCGCACGTTGTAGTACAGCTTCTCTTGCAGATCCTCATGCTGTAGCAGGAGCACGCGAATATTCTTCTCATGGGGGGCGATCTTTTCGTCACTCATAGAGCAGGCCTTACGCCAAGGCTCGCGCAATCGCACTGCTTGCTGCCCCTGAGTGATCGACTGCTTCAGTAGCTCTAGGTGCTCGGCAGCGGAGAAAGATTGCTCGAATTGCTTAGCGATAAGCGCGGGGTCTGTGGCGGGCTTCTGCCTGCCCAGCCATTGCCCGGCCTTAGGTATGGCCCCTACGTGGTCGTGCTCTAGGCTCGCGCCCTTGGCTGCCAGCTTTAGCAAAGCCCCCACGGAGGCATCGTGCTTAGTCGCCCTCAGTGCGAGCGTCTTGAGCTCTTCCCGGGAGAAAGATACCCCGCTCGCAGCCGTCGCTAGCGCCTGTGCGGCGATCACGTTCGCCGCGGCCTGCTTACGTTGTGCCTCCAGGGCTGCCCGTATGCCAGCATCGCTCTGAGCTGCCTGGGCTTTCGCGATCTCGTTCTCCGCGTGCTTCGCTTCTGCTTTGGCTCGCGCCGAGCCTGAGGTGAACTCTGCTACCCAGCGCTCGCGGGGGGCTTCCGCGGATTGCGTCAGTACCTGCAAAAGCTCGGCGTCGGGCTCACAAGGTCCGTATTCGCACAAAAACTGGAACACGAGATCGCGCCGGGCCCAGTGTCGCTGACCCTTGGGTGCTATCTCCCCTCCGGCCGCAACGCGCGCCGCTAGCTCCCCAGGCAGCGCGCGCAGCTCGGATAGCCCTACGATTAGCTCAGGGCGCCATTCTGCGGGCGTAGATTCCTTCTCCTCCTCCACCCACGGTGCCGCAGCTAAGATGGCCTGTACGCACAGCGGGGCCCCTTCGTGCGCAAATGCCAGTTTTTCTTTATCTCGTGTAGGGTGACAAGCGGGCAAGTAGTATGATTGGCTGGGGATCACCAGGCAGCGGTCTAGACCCGCGCCGAGCCAAGAGCGCACACCGTGCGCGAAGCTGGCCCACTCCTCGCGAAGCACGGGGCGGTCTAGGCGCACTGCAAGGCGCAAGCGGAAGCGATCCGGCTCGATACCGTGCTTGAACGTAGAGTGCCCAGCGTGCGCGTACGGTGCGAGCTTTGCCGCCAGGGCCTGCACGGTTTCAAGAGACTCATCGTCAACGTCAAGCAGGAGTGCGGAGACGTCGATAACGTGCGCATTCGATCGGTAGGGCGTAGAGAAGCGACAGAAGTTGAATAGCCCGACGTCAGTCTTTTGCTCTACCTGTGCGTGAGTCGTGAGCACCTTGACCAGGTCCACCCACGTCACTTCATACGTTGTCGCATTCGGTCTGTTGACGGCTGCGAACGTGGACACATACAGAGTGTCAGTCAAGGGCGCTCCTAAAATTATGGGCGGTTACTCTAGCAAAGCGCGGAGTGCCGCGGGGATCACCGTTGCTGGACCTTGCCCTAGTGAGCGGCAGTAGTCAACGAACTTGGCCGCGAGATCTGGCTCTAGGTAGGCCTGGACGTGTCGGCCCTTGCCGGGCTCGAGAGGAGGGACGGGGCGCCCTCGGAGACCCCGACCGTAGGTGCGCTTTTTCGTTACCATGCTCGGAGGCTACCCCGGTGGGGTCCGGGCTGCAACGGAATTCAGGTATGCGTCTAGCGACGCGAAGCTCGATATGTGGTTCGCCGCGTTGCGTAGGGGCATTTCTGGCTTGTGCGAGTAGAGAGCGCGTATCGCCCCCGCTTGGTCTGGCGTAAGAATCGCAGGCACTGTGCGGCCCCCCTTGGCACTTCCAAAAGCGCCCTTACCCAAAGGTTGCACTTTCAATCCTCGCTTCAAGGCCTCGTCTAGGATGCTGACCAGGTGTTCAGGGGTAGAGTGCAGGGTTAGGTCTACATACACGTGATGATTGGTCGCGGAAACGCGCTCCCCAGGGGACCTGCCACGCCTGGGGGTGGGCAACTCCGGGTGGCGCTCTCTCATTACGTGCTTGAAATACATAGGTATAGACATACCCAATTTATCTGCCTCGCTTTGTAGAATAGGCAGCCAGGATGCGTGAAGGCCCAGACTTATCAACGTTTGCATAGGTGAAATGTATACATATAATATATTTCGAAGTCAAGTCTATGTAGAGCTGTAGACTTCCTGTAGAGATCTCCTACTTTCGTAACTTGGCGGAATTACAGTTTATTTCGTCTCTGTAGCCTTGTATGCTGCCGTAGGGGGCTTCTCCTCTCTTCTATGGGCAATTCCATTTTCTCTGTTATTTATATATACTATATATCCCTATACATTACTAATTTCTCTTTCTCTCATCCTTTAAATAGAAAGAAGACTACACTACAGTACAGGGACCAGAGTGGCCTGATTCCAGGTACTTGGCCCGTATGCTGGGGTGTAGACATCTGTAGCGAGCCGAATTGGGGTCTGCAGCCCCCAATTTGTAAATGTCAACCTCGCGCGCTAGAGTGTGCACATGTCCTTCCCAGGGAAGTTGGTACAGGCACACGACCTGCCCGAGCACGTGCCCACGCACAGGCAGCCGTGGGAGCGCAACACGAGCGAGTCAGACCTGGACTGGCAAGCGTTCCAGGCCTACCGCGAGGTAGGATACCCCAACGGATACGATCAGAAGTTCCACCCTCGGGATCTAAAAGGGGTCGCAATCGCGCTAGGACGCCCCTACACGGCGATCAAAGCCGCTGCGGCTACCCACGCCTGGCACGACAGGTCGGGCGCCTTTGACGCCTTCCTAGACCGTCGTAGGACAGAGCAGGGTTTGAGCTACCACGCTCGAACGCAGTACGCGCAGGCCCGAGCTCTGGACAAGATGTTTGCCGCCTGGGAGGCGTGCCTAGACCAGTTCCAGGCCAAGGTGGATTGCGGGGACGGGCTCACGGCGCGAGAGATCGCCCAGTGGGGGGACATCATAATCAAGAATCAGCGACTGATCTCTGGGCAGTCAACGGAGAATGTGAGCGTAAAGCATTCAATGGACCTGATGCGCTTCACTGACGTACAGGCACGCATATTTGAGCGCCTGTGCCTGATCGCCATGGGGTCGAAAGAGCAAATGGACGATCGGGCGTTCACCGAATTCCTTGACAACGGGTAGCGCTCGGGCGCAAGAGTTGGGGATGCTAATTCTCGTCTCGCTCGCAGTCGGCCTGACCTACGGTTGCTCAGTTGGCTCGCTCGCGGGGCTGCTCTCGGGCGGATTGGTAATGTTCGCGCTTTTCGCTTTCAAGGTCGCTACCTACCCGGTATACCCTGAGACGCTGGGCATGCGCCGGGAGAGGGAGCGCCTAGAGCGCCAAGTCTCGGGCATGACCTTGGTTGTAGCAGTGCTGGGACTGGCTATCGCTGAGGTGTTGCTCTAATTTCTCTTGCAACGTAAATGCACTTGCCCGACACTTAGTGAATGGAATTCATCGCAGCCCAGACGAGCCCGGAGACAGTGAGCGCGGACTTCGCCCTTAGTGAGATCCTGGGAGCGGAGATCGAGGCCTGGCTTGCGGAGGGCGCTCCCGCGGTCCCGCCGGCACCTAAGCCCCGGCGCATGCACACCTATGTGGTAGGGCGCTGGGCAGTGATAGACGGGGATATCTGCACCTGGCTGGAACAGGTAACCGAGGAGGACTAGGGTGTACAAAGTAGGAGATAAGGTCAGGTTCCACTTCGGCAGGAGTGAGCTAGGGGAGGGCCATTTCCAGGGCGTGGGGGAGATCATTGAGCTCCCAAGGCCTACAGTCCCGTACTACGAGGTCAACGTCAACGAAGGGCTGAACGAGGGCATTTGGTTCGTCCTACCCTCGGAGATCCTAAGCACGTACGAACCTCAGCGCGTGGACGCTGGACCGGGGACTTTGTGATCTACCTAGTTCTCGCAATGATCGGCCTGCTAATCGCCCTGGCTTACGTCCAGTGGCGAGACCTGGAGAGCTTGCGCCGCGCAGTCACGGAGGAGCTGCGCATTGCAGGGATCGCGGACCGTACGGCTAGCAGGGAGATAGCGGCCCTACACCGCTTGCGCGACTTGCAGCAAGATCAACTTGACTCTCTGCGTGATGCGATGGATGCTCAGGTTCGTCTGAGCATCCTGCACGCCGAGCAAATGACGCGACTGCAGAGCAGGATCGAAGAGCTCAAGCGCAGGCCCTTTTTCACCCCTGCGCGCGGAGATAACTAGTGCACCACGACGTAACCCAAGGCCTGCGCACCTTCCGCCCTGACGTGTGCTGCGATCATGAGTGGGTCCGGCCGGACGATCCCGACGGTCTTATGCCAAAGGGGTACGAGTGGTGCTCAAAGTGCAACGCCACGTGCATTCGTGCACCTGACGGCTCCATTATCGAATACGATGACGGTAGCTATGAAAGTGAGGACCTGTGAGCGATAACCCTGTATTCACGCGCGCGGACGTTCTCACGAAGCGGGCGGACTGGATCGACAGGATCGCCGTAGCGTGGGCCGCACAGGTCAACGCAGCTCTGGTGAACGGCACGGGCTTCGCGGACTTGCGCTACCCACTAGACGTGTCAGAGGATATCTGCACGGCAGCTTTGATCAAGCTCAAGAACTACATGGGCTTGGCCGGTATGGAGATCACGGGGGAGCATGCCAACGACGCGAAGGCTGTGGGCCCGGGGGCGGGCGTACGCCTTACCTTCGTTTCCGAGCAGCCCGACGCGCCGCCTGTGCGCACCGTGCATCGGATTCACTGACGTGCGCACCGTAGTACTAGAGTCCCCCTACGCGGGTCGGGAGCACCCGAGCGCGCGCCTTGTCAAGATGGACGCGTGGCTGAATCGCTCCTACCTGCGTGACTGCATGCGCGACAGCCTAGCGCGCGGGGAGGCCCCCTTCGCATCCCATATGATGTACGTCAAGGTGCTCAAAGACAGCGTAGAGACCGAGCGCAGGCTAGGCACCCGGGCGGGTTTCGCCTGGGGCCAGCTCGCTACTGTGCGCGTGTTCTATCTAGACCGTGGAATGTCCCCGGGCATGGTCCAGGGGCTACAGGAGGCCCTGCGACTGCGCCAGCCTATAGAGATCAGGGGCCTGGGAGCTTGGCGGGGGCCAAGGCGCTTAGAGGCCCTTCGTGCGCTAAATGGGTGGCTAGAAGGTTCGTCACAGGCGGGGGACGTGGACTGGAGCGGGTTCTAGGTCGATTTATGTTGCAGCGGTCCCGGCCTGGGCGCATGCTTATCTCAGGTAGGGCGGCGATGCCGCAGGGGGAGCACGGGAACATGATGATTGTCGAAAGCAAAAAACTCGCGCACCAACTGTTTCGCGACGATCTTAGCCGCGCGGAAGAAGTGGCTGTGGAGCGTAATGGTCGCAGGGCCTATGAAGCGTGGCTTGCGGCATCTAGCGATGCTGGCGACGGGGAGACGCGCGAGGCGTTGGAGGCGGCTGACGAAGACGAGTTTGCCGCGGAGTGGGAGCGCATGGTGGGGGAGCGAAGCCTTCGGGCTGATTGAGCGCTACGGCGCAGAGGGAGCACGGTTGACATCTTGTCAACCCCCGCGCTACGCTAAGGCGTGCCTGATTTCGAGCGAGACCAGCGAATAGAGCGCGCGTACGCCCAGGGGGATAGCCTGCGCTCCATTGCAATGCGCACCGGGCTGTCGCACGAACGGGTTAGGCAGATCCTGCGCGCGCGAGGGGTAGCCTTGCGGAGCTCCCCCGCGCGCGCTCTGGACGGGGCGATCAAGAGCCTTAAAACCCCGCTTAGCTCGGAGGGCTAGTGCTCCCGACGCCGGAGGAATTGGACGTTGCCGCCGTCGCACGCCACGGGCTGCTCGAATTTATGCGCCGGGCATGGCCCGTAGTCCGCCCTACGGATAAGCTCAGCCTTAATTGGCATCACGACATTATAGCCAAGGCGTTCGAAGCGCTCCTGAGAGAAGAGCCTGAAGCCGAAAAAGGGGTCGTGAACATCCCCCCGGGCTCGTCCAAGTCGCTCTTGACCAGCGTTTTCTTCCCTGCGTTCGCATGGGGTCCGGGCAAGCGCCCAGAGTACAGGGTCGGCTACGGGTCGTTCGACATCAACCTGTCCCTGCGTGATAGCGGATTTTGCAAAGATTTGATCCGTTCGGACTGGTACCAACGACGCTGGGGCTTCAAGGCAGACCCCGAGATGCAGAAGCGCTACGGGCTCGTTCCCGTAACCGCCGGCCAAGAGAACAGCGCTCTAACTGACAGTGCCTCTATCTGGTACACGTCAGGGGGAGGGCTTAGGTTCGCGACGTCCACAGGGTCTAAGGCCACGGGTTGGCACTTCCATAGCTTTTTCGTAGACGATCCCACGAAGCCCGACACGATAAAGAACGGCGGAGACCAGGCGCGCGAGGCGCTTCAAGGGACGCAAACCTGGTGGACAGGCACGATCGCCAGCAGGCGCGTCAACCCGAACTACTTCGGGCGCTGGGTGATCATGCAGCGCCTGCACACGGAGGATCTCGCAGCCTACGCTATTCGCGAGGGGTACACGCAGATCGTAGTGCCCTCCCGGCACGAGATCGGCCGGGGGTGTTCCACGCCCTGGGGAACAGACCCCCGCACGGAACAGGGGGAGATCTTCTGGAAAGACCGGTTCTCAGACAAAGGCCTCACAGATCTCGAGAGGGCTCTAGGCGCGCACGCGCGGGCGCAGTACCAACAGGACCCGATCCCCGACGGGGGGAGCATATTCAAACCTATCTGGCTCACGAATCGATACCGCGTCCTACCTGCAGGTATCGAGGCGTGGGTTCAGTCCTGGGACTGCACTTTTTCAGGCAAGGTTACCTCCGATTACGTTGTAGGACAAGTGTGGGCGCGTAAGTTAGCCAACTACTATCTCGTTGACCAAGTCCGTTTCCGCGGAGGCTTGCCAGAGACCGTTGCTGCGATCAAGCGCATGAGGGAGAAGTACCCGAAGGCTATCCGCACGCTGATAGAGGCGAAGGCGAACGGACCTGCGGTAATGCAGGTGCTAGAAGGCAAGCTCTCGGGCCTGATCGCAGTCGAGCCTGAAGGCGGCAAGGTCTCGCGCGCGCACGAGGCTAGCGTCTACTACGAGGCCCTGAACGTCTGGCTACCCGAGGGCGCAGACTGGCTGCAAGAGCACATCGCGGAATTCCTCGCGTTTCCCCAGGGGGCACACGACGATCAGGTGGACGCTGCTACACAGGCCTTGAACCACTTCCACCCGGGCGCGGGGGACAGGCTAGATCGGTTGCATGCGGCCCTGCGAGGGGGTTAGTACCCTCGCTTCGGGGCAAGGTGCGCGTGCGTTTTGGCGAACCGCACAGACCATTCGCGCCGGCAAGGCCCGCACACCAGCGCGTAGGAGGGGACCGAGCAGCCACAATCCCCGCAGGGCTTGGTTCCGGTCTGGGCGGGGGCAACGTTGGTGGTGATGTTTTGCATTCATCTAGAGTATCGCCTCCCCCTCCCCCTTGCAACATAAATCGGCACCCCAGTCCTAGTAACGCCCTTGAATCCACCTCGCGCCCTGGTAACGTTCGTGATACCCTAGGCCCGTGCCAGTACCCGACGCAAAGCACTTTGACGCACTAGCTAAGTCATTCCGCAAAGCTGGGCGCAGTTTGCGTCAAGATGGGTGGCAGAACGCATTTACCGGGCTAGGCGGCAGTCGGGACAAGAGCGCCAACACTAAGTGGCGCTTCTCCGGGAAGTTCTTGCAGCCCGAAGAGCTAGATCTACTGTACGCGGAAAACGACCTTTGCCAGACAATCGTGGGGGCGATCGTGGATGACGCCTTGCGCGAGGGCATTGAGCTGCGACCGGCGGAGGACAGCGAAGAGGGCGAAGAGGGCGAGACCCTCGACCCCGAGAGCGATACCGACGACGCCAAAGAGGCCCAGGCAGAGCTGGACGCTTGGGGCGTGACAGAGCTTGTGCGGGAGGCCCGGATCTGGGGCCGCCTGTACGGGCGCGCGGGGCTTCTCCTCGTGGTCAAGAACGGGGGACTGGCAGAAGAGCCGCTGAAGGATGACGCCGGAGAGCTCATAGATATCATCGTAGTAGACCGCCGGGAGCTGCAGCCTCGCACCTACTACCAGGACCCCACTGAGGCGAAGTTCGGGCAGCCGGAAACGTACATGCTCACTGTGACGAGCGCCCCGGGAACGCAGGCCACGGGCGTTGTCGTGCACGAGTCCAGATTTGTACTCTTTGGGGGCACCTTAACTCCGAAGCGGATCAAGATTGTTAATGATATGGCCGATTTGAGCGTGCTCCAATCGGTCTATGACGTCCTGAAAAAGACCGAATCGAACTGGGACGCTGTGTGCTCCGCTCTTACGGACATGTCGCAGGGCGTGATCAAGATCAAGGGGCTGATAGAGGCCATTGCGGCGGGCAAGACCGATGCTCTAGCGGCGCGCTTCGAGCTCATGGACGCCATGAAATCCATGCTCCGGACCCTCCCGCTCGACGCTGAGGACGAGGAGTTTGAGTATGTCGAGCGGGGCTCCCTCTCGGGCGTCGAGGGCCTGATCGATAAGTCTTTCCAGCGCGTGGCCACGGCGGCCAAGATGCCTGTTACGCGCTTGCTACGCGTGAGCCCCGGCGGCCTGAACGCTACGGGCGCCTCCGACATTCAGCTCTGGTACGATGAGGTGCGCGCGGAACAAAGGATCGTGCTCAAGCCTGCGATCCAGAAGCTCGTCGATCGCATTTGCGGGCCCGGGTGGGAAGTCTGTTTCCCGGACCTGGAGAAACAGAACCCTCTGGAAGAGGCGCAGATCCATGTGGCCCAGGCTACGGCGGATAACACCTACGTGACCATGGGGGCGCTAACCCCCAGTGAGATCGCCAAGTGCCGCTTCGGTAAAGGCCACTGGGCGCCCGGGTACGACAACGTGGATATGGCACCACATGAGGCAGCACTTGACCGCGAACATGAAGAGCTCGTCAACCCCCCAGAGCCCCCAGCAATCGACCCCGCTCTCGGCGCTGATCCAAGCAACCCAGAAGCTAGCGACGACGGGACCGACAGCCAAGAAAAGCCTCCGGAGGCGTAAGCCCGTCGCGCAAATGACCCCGCGCGAGCTGCGCGCAGCGGCCCCCAAGCCCGCAAGCGCGCTGCCCTACTTGCGCCTTATGATCGAGTACCGCAAGGCCCTCGCGCGCGCGATCGCTCGGGACCTTAGCGTGAGCCTGCGCGCCGACGACCAGACCGTTATCATTTCGCGATTCGCGAATCTCGAAACGTCAATCGGCAGGATGACCCACAGTTCAGAGCTCGCGGCCAAGCTGAAAGCGATCGCGGAGGGCGTTCAGGAGCACGTCAAGGGGGAGCTAGCGGAGGTACACCGCGTAGAGATCTCGCCTGCACAGCGCGCGCAGAGCGACGCGTTCGTGCAGGAGAACGTGCGCTTGATAAAGAAGATGTCTTACGAGCAGGTGACGCGCATGCGCAACCTGACGGCACAGTCTGTGCAAGAGCAGTGGACACAGAAGGAGCTGAAGGCCAAGATCCAAGAGGACTTTGGCTTTTCCAAGGCCCGCTCAGAGCTAATTGCGAGAGATCAGACCCTGCGTTTCAACTCCGAGACGCGAGAGCAGATCTCTAAAGAGGCCGGAATCACTCGCGGAAAATGGCTGACGTCAGAAGATGAGAGGGTACGCGGAACGCCCGGAGGCAAGTGGCCTAGGGGGGAGCACTACCACTTGAACGGGCAAATGTTCGATTTCAACAACCCCCCGATCGTGGATAAGAAGACAGGACGTAGGGCGTTGCCCGGCCGAGATTTCCAGTGCCGCTGTACTTGGGTAGATGACACTGATCACTTGCTGTTTGGTGACTGATCGTGTTACCAAACTTGAATGTGTTTGGTCGAAGGTTGCACCAAAAAGGTCAAGTGCAAGGGGCTGTGCGACACGCACTATGCGGCGTCCCGGAGGGCCAAGTCTGAGGGTGCTCAAGAGGCCCACAGAGCGCAAGCCCGCGCCTCCTACCACAAGAATAAAGAGAGTATCCAGGCTAGAAGGAAAAAGGCCTACTGCCCGGACACAAGGCGCGAGTACAACCGCGCGTATTACCAGCAAAATCGCGATAAAATGATAGAAGCTGCAAAGGCGCATGCAGCCAAAGACCCAGAGAAATTCAAAGCTAGGATGTCTGCGTACTACAAAGAGTACGGCAACAAAGCGCACCTAGTAACCAAGTTCGGCATGACGCCAGAGGACGTGAGAGACCTTCTGCTACTGCAGGGTTTCGAGTGCCCCGTTTGCGGGGATGCTATTGAGGGGTGGGGAAGAGGTGGAGGCGGAGTGGTAGATCACTGCCATTTGTCAGGGAAAGTTAGAGGCATCCTACACTCCCACTGCAATAGTGGGTTGGGCATGTTCAAAGACAAGCCGGATATCTGTGAGCGCGCTGCCTCGTATCTTCGCAAGCACTATCAGGATTTAGCGCCCGGTTAGTAGCCTATAGCCGACAGACTAGCGTTTGAGCGCCTTGCCGCCCGCCTTCGGGTCAACCGGGGCAGGATCTACAGGCGCCTCTACCGGCGCGGCCGCTGCAGCTTCCGCCGCTTTCCTTGCGCGTGTATCCGTGATCGGCTGGGGCAATGCCGCGGCGTCCACCAATCTCGCGCGCAGGGCAGGCGAGAGCTTAGCCTCGGTGGCCGTGTCGATGTCGATCGCCGCTACCGTGCCGTCATCGGCGAGCTCGACTACCTGATCACCCTGCGTAACGAAGCCCGCGTCATAGCGCGTGTCGCCCGTGACGTGCTCGCCGTTACGGTAGACCTGCCCGCGGCGCGGATAGCCCAGGGCGCGCGCGACTGCGCGGCGAGTTGTCTCTAGAGCGGCGGGGGCTTCGACTAGGTACTTCATTAGGCAGGGACCCCGTATAGAGTTGCGAGTGCCTCACGACCCGCCGCGCGATTGACTGCGCCAGGGGTGAAGAAAAACCCAGGGGTCCGCCCAAAGAACGGAAGGATCACGCTAGGTGCTTGCGCACCAAACCACAACGTGACCGGTGGTGCCGAAGAGTCCGGCGGGTTGGTGGACATGGCGCTGTTTTCGACAGACAGCGTCGTTTTGTAGTAGAGCTCGGTGCTAGCGCCTTCGGTGTAAGACATTGACCATTGCGCTGGCACGTTCAGGGATATAGGCGACGAAACGTCAAGCACCTGCAGTCCACCGTTGCTCAGGATGGTCATTTGCAGGTTACCGCCCGTTGTTACGTGGCTAGAAAACCCCGGATTGCCAGTGCTATTCCGTGTACTCAGCCAACGTTGATTGACTGACAGGCTCGTGGTTGTTAACACGCCGAATACAGAGCCATTGCCCGCGTGAAGGAACGCCCAGTCAGACGGTTGTCGGTTGCTGACGTAGTACTGCGAGCCCGTGAAGTCTGCGCACAGCCTGTCTTTGAAGCTAGGGTTTGGCTGCGGCGGGCGCACTTGCCTCGCCGGATTGGTCTGAAGCAGTAGGTGCGTCGGGTCGTTCCAGTCGACAAAGGCGAGTACTTTTCCGCTCGACGGGTCGAGAATGTAGTAGTCCGCCGTGAACACCGGCCGCCCGGCGCTCAGAAACAGCACTTGCTGAAACAGCGCGTCCACGCCCGGCTTCAAGCCGATCTGTCGCCCCGGGCGGTGACCTATGCGCGTCCCAAGAGGCATTACAGCGTCACGTAGCCAGCGCTGAAGTTGTTGCCCGCCGCGCCTCCGCTCGTGCGCAGGTACTTCAGGCGCACGCTAGAGCCCGGCCTAAGCCCGTAAAAGTAGCCCTTGACCTCAAGGGTATCGTTGTTCGGGTGCGAGGTGAACCCGCCCGAAGAGCCCGGGATCGTGACGTACGTGGTGCCGTCGATGCTCGACAGCGTCTGCAGATAGAGGACGCCGATTTGTGTCGACGATGCCGTCCACTTGGCTGAGATCTCGAGCTCGCCTCTCACGCCGATCGTAATGGCGCCGCCGTCGATGTCGGCCGCCATGCTTTGGTTGACCAGGTATGTGGCATTCGAGGTCTGGGCCGGCGTGGCAGCGACAACACTAAGGGACGTCGCAGCGGTCTGGGCGCCGAGCGCTGAGGGAAGCTGCCCCGAGTCTACCGTCAGGGAGCCGGAGTTATCCGTTACTGGCAGCGCGTCCTGGTTGCTCGCGAGCGTGACAGACAGCGATCCGGCCTTGGTCGTTTGACCCAAGGCGGTAGGGAGCTGAGCGTCTACGAAGTCACCGATCGTCACAGTACCGAGCGAGGGCGCCGCGGCTTGCTCCGTGGAAATGTCGCAGCCGTCAACACCGTCGAGCATCTTGACGTGCAGCGTACCCGTGCCCGTGACCGTCTTGACGATCAGGTACGGGTAGGGGTTAGTCACCATACGAGGGATCTTCACCCCGCTTTGAAGCCGGTCCGCCTTGAGCGACGTGGTGCTAGCAGCGCTCGCGCCCGAAGTGACCAGCGTCAGGTCCGTGTCGACAGAAGCGAACGAGAACCAAATGTCAGCGTCCGCCCACAATAGAACCGAGCGGCCCTTGAAGGTGGACAGATCGACGGCAACGGCCGACGTGGTTAGGGTAGCCTGTGCGCCACCAGGGGATCCAACTACAGGTTTAGTCACGGGGTCAGGGTAGCACAGACGATACGCCCCGTGCTACTCTGGGGCGTGGCTTTCAGAATTGATACGCGCGGCACAGTCCGCAAATTCGAATCAACACCGCAAGACGGCATGCGCGTTGACGCTGCACTTACGCGCGGGGACGCGGTTTTTGAATACCGCCAGCCTGATGGATCGGTAATCCGCGAGTTTCGCCCCTTGTCGGAGGTGTCGCACGCGGACAGCCTGGCCACCCTGCGCAGTGCGCCCGTCACCCTGGGTCACCCCCCGGGCAAGGTGACGCGCAAGAACTATCGAAGCTTCGCCGTGGGGCAACTGGACGGGGGCGCGCGCATGGACGCTGACCACGTTGTGGGCGAGCTCGTGATCCAGGCTGACGACGCTCTAGCGGCTATCGAGACGGGCAACGCGCGCGAGGTAAGTTGCGGATATACCTGCAAGATTGACCCAACCCCGGGTGTAACAGCGTCGGGGGAGCGGTACGATTGCGTACAGACGGGGATCGTCTACAACCACATAGCTATCGTGGCCCAGGGTCGCGCGGGCTCTAGCGTGCGCTTGCGGCTAGACTCGAATGGCGATATCATCCCCGATACATACGAAACGCCCAGTTCGGGTGACTCAGAACCATCAAAGGAAGAACCAGGAATGACGCCCGAGCAAATCGCGAAACTCCAGCTTGAGAACGAGACCCTTCGCGGGGACCTCGCAGCCGCTACCGCTCGCGCGGACAAAGCCGAAGGCGAGAACGCCGTGAATAAGGCGCGCGCGGACGCGGCCGAAAAGGCCGTGCAGGAGCGCGCGGACGCCGACGAGCTCGCCTCTGTGGTGGCCGTGGCGACCAAGCTCGTCAAGGGCTTCAAGGCGGACGGTAAGACCGCCGCTCAGGTGAAGGCCGAAGTGGTGGCGAGCAAGTTCCCCACCCTGAAGCTCGACGCGGCTCAGCTTGACGGCGCGTTTGCCGCGGCTTCTGCCGAGCGCGCGGACGATAGCGCCGCGGTTCGCGCGGCAGCCCGCCCCGTAGTGACTGAGACCAAGGCGGACGCAAAGCCGGTCTCGAATGCAAACAGTAACTGGCGATTTGCCAAGGCCAAGTAATCTAACCCCCGGAAACTTCGAAGGAAAACAAGGAAAATGCAAACCAGTTACAGCCTGAACCCCGACGTCGCGAAAGCGGGCATGATTGCCGATTCGCGTATTCTGAAGCACATCCGCTCGCGGATTTGCGAAGGTACCGTCATTGCCGGCTACGGCGTGTTTCGCGCGCCAACCACGGGCGACAGCTTTTCGAACTACGGCGGCGACCCCGGTTCGGTTTACCAGAACCCCAGCCCCGCGGCGGCTGCATCCGTCAATGCGATCCTCGCTACAGGGGGTGTGAGCACGGCGGGAACTCAGGCGATCTCCGGCACGTCGTTGAACGGCGCCGTAGGTTCGGCCAAGATGTACCCGCCCCGCCTTTTCACCGTGACTTTCAACAGTCACGCGGACTGGGATGCAACGAACCTAGTGGTTACCGGTGAACTCGACGGCGTGACCGTGACTGACACGCTCGCGATCCCGAACAACGGAAACGCTACCGTTACGGGCGTGCAGTACTTCGATAAGATCACCAGCTGGACGATCCCCGCACAGTCGGGCACGAACGGCACCTACACCGCTGGCGTTGCCATCCTGGACGCCTCCGTGACCCTCGCGGACTTCTCGGGCTTCGCGGTCTTCGACCCGGCACTAGTGCCCAACACGATCCCCAGCCAGGACCAGACTGCGGAGTACCACGACAAGGATATCGCGTCGATCATGTTCAAGGGCGCTATCTGGTGCGTGTGTGAGAACGCCTTCACGCAGGGCGGCGACGTGTACGTGCGCGTGGGCTCGGGCTCGGGCGGCTCGACGTTCGGCCAGGTTCGCGCGACCGACACTGATTCCAGCACGGCGATCGCCATCACGGGCGCGCGCTTTGGCAACACGGGCTCGGCCGGCGGCCTGGCCAAGATCGAACTGTACTAATCACGGGGCCTAACCCCTTAGAGGAACAAGGAAAAAGAGGAAAATGGATCCCGAGATTTCGCAAGAGTTGGATGACGCGGCAGTGGAGCTCAAGCTCGATAGCAAGGAAACTGCTTTCTTTGCCCGCGAGCTGGAACACATCAAGGCTCAGACCTACGATGTGCTCTTCCCCGAGCTCAAGGTGCGCCAGTTCGTTCCCGTGTCACACGATGCGGACCCGAACAGCGAAAAGATCACCTACCGTCAATGGCAGCCGTTCGGTATGGCGCAGATCGTCAGCCACTGGGCCGATGACGTACCCATGGTCGAAGTGACGGGCAAGGAATTCAGCACGCCCGTTATTGAGATCGCCCAGGGCTACGGCTACAGCAAGCGCGAAATCGCACAGTCTGCCGCTCTCGGTCGCAGCCTCCCTGCGATGAAGGCCCAGGCCGCGGCACAGTTCATTGAGCGCCGGATCGACGATATCGGCACCTACGGCGTACCTGAGAAGGATATGCCGGGCTTGGTGAACAACTCCAATGCTACCCTGCTCACCTTGCCCACCGGGACGTGGTCGACTGCTACGGCGGAGCAAATCCTTGCTGACATGAACTACATGGTGAGCCAGATCGTGACGCTCACGAAACAGACCCACTACCCGGATCGCATGATTCTTCCCACTGCGCTCTACATGCTCATCTCGCAAAAGGTGGCGGGCAACCAGCTGAATGACACCGTCCTCGGGATTTTCCTGAAGACGAACCCCTTCATCAAGCAAGTTGACACGTGGGTCAAGCTGGACACTGCCGCGGCGGACGGCAGCGGTCGGGTTATCTGCTACAAGTACGACCCGAACGTTCTGCAGTACGAGATTCCCCAGGAAATGCGCCAAGAGGCTCCTGAGGTTCGCGGTCGTGGCGTGCTAGTGGAGTGCAACGCTCGCGTCGGTGGCGTGGTAGTGCGGTACCCCTTGGCGATTTGTTACGCGGACAACGCAATGTGATAACGGATAGCAACTCTGGATAGAGTTGTGTTAGCCTCCCTGGAGACAATCTAGGGAGGCTTTTTCGTGCCAGCAAGATGGGGTAAAAGGCAAGTAATCTGCGAGGGTTGCGGGGAGCAAAAGCACCACTACTCTCTAAACCTGTGTCGACCGTGCTACCGAAAGCGCACAGGCAAAATTAACGTGTGCAAGCGCTGCCAGCGCGTGGGGGAGCACCAGGCAAAGGGGCTGTGCAAAACCTGCTACGGTGCGCAGTACGAGCGCGCGAACCCTGAGAAGATCGCCACGCACAGGCGAAATCATGAGCTGCGTAAGCGTTACGGCCTTTCGCGCGAGGCGTACGATGCGCTTATTGCCGCGACCCCCACGTGCCAGATCTGCGCTCGCACCTTCTCGGAGGACGTCAAAACCGCGGTAGACCATTGCCACACAAGTGGTAAGGTGCGAGGGATTCTGTGCCACGGATGCAATAAGGGCCTGGGCCACTACGCGGACTCGCCTGAGCGGCTGCGCAAAGCGGCGGAGTACCTGGAGAAGAACGGCTAGGGTTGTGCCTTCTCCACGTAAAAGTACTCCTCGCCCGAGTCCGATTTTACCAGGAACCCACGGCGCGCGAGGGCGTCTAGGGTGCTTTTCTTTACTCGTTCGAAGCCTACCACCTTGCCGACCCAAGATCCGGCGCACACGTAGCCGACAAGCCGAGCCACGCGCAGAGCAGCCAACATGTCGTCGGACAGTTTCACAGCCCTACCGCCTTTCGAATTCGTGCCCAGAAGCCGAGTTTCCGCTCAAGTGCCGCCGGGCGAGAGGGGCGGGTAACTTCGCTGGCGTAGCCGTTGCGGACCGCGTCACGGTAGCCGTTGACGAAACCAGCGTGAGAGTGAGGCTCGAGATACGCGCCGTTCACTGCCGCGCGCCAGCCTTGCTCATACGGTGTGTTCAGCATTAGAGCGACACCGGGCGAAGGTAACTGACGGTAGCCTTGCGCGTGCGCTTGCGCTCTTCCCGCACGAGCTCGTCCGCGAACGCGAGCAACTCTGCGCGCCGCTCGGCGGGTGTGCGAAGCACGGGAAGGAAGATGGCCAGGTCCAGGTCAATCTGCTCTTGCGTTTCCATGATCAAAGTATGCCCCCTGGCCTGGACCCTTGCAACGTAAATCGACAGGCACGCGCGGGCTTGACACTTGAGCACCAAAAATGTCAACCTTTCCGCATGAACGTCGATCGCATTCTGAACCGAACCGCGCGGGTAATCTGCCTGCCTCCTCTGACAATCTGGCCAAAGGAGGCGCGCTCAGTGCTCCGGCCGGGTGAAACTGCTTCAATGATGATGATCGGGGACAGCCCTGCGAGTCCTCTGCGCGTGTATCCCGCCGTTGTGTGCCCCCCGGGCGTGACGCGAGACCAGGAGGGAAACGCCCCGCACGGCACGGCGCCCCGGGATATCCCGCGGATTCCACTCACGGAAAGCCATGATGCGGCGTATTGGGAT